GAGCTTGGCGGGGATGTCGCCCGCGTCCAGATCGACGACGACGCTCTGCATCTGCAGGACATCGGCGGCACGCGCCTGTCCGGTTTCCGCCACCGTGCCGGGAATGACATAGACCGCCGCTCCCTCGCGCGCGCCCCAGGCGGCGAAGGTGGCGAGCTTGTCGGGCGCCGCGCCGTTCGCGTCGATCCAGATGTTGTGGGGCCGGCCGTCCTTGCCCTGACCCTTGTCCACGAAGCCACGGACAGGGATCAGTCCCTCGGAATAGCCGAAGACCACGTCGACGAAGCGCGCGATCTGCGCGGGGTCAGGTTCCACGGCGAAGGGATCGGGCAGCGGCGCCGCGTCGTTGAAATCCCGCCAGGGGTTGAAGTGGATGATCTTGTCGTCGCTCATGCCGCCAACCCCCAGCACCGGTCGGCATGGGCGCAGAACCGGCATTCGAAGAAGTCGCGGTTGGCGGCGATACGGGGCAGCAGTTCGCCCGCGTCGGTGGCCTGCAGGATCCGCACCGCGCGGTCGGACATGCGCTGCGCCAGATCGGCATCGAAGGCGACCTGCTCGTGGTGCAGTTCGGCCGTGTCCTTGTTGATCGCCGTGAACAGTGCCGGGGCAGAGGAAATGCCTGGCACCGAGGGCTCCATGTAAGCTTGGTAGATCGCGATCTGGGCGGCATAGACGGGCTTGGAGACGGCGACCCCGTCCTTGACGCAGGCCCGCCAGTTCTTCGCGTTCATCGTCTTGCATTCCCAGAGCGCCGGGGTGCGCAGACCGAGTGCGGCCGGGGCTGCGGCCACGATCCCGTCGACATGGCCACGGATGCGGCCGCCCGCGACGGAAAAGCCGAACTGTTCACCATCGGGACGATTGCCCTTGCGGGTATAGAGGTCGAGCCCCGCCGCCCGCAGCCAGCGGATCGCCAGATCCTCAAGCTGATGGCCGATCTCGAAGATCCTCAACGTCTGGCCGCCGAAATCCGCGCCCTCATCCTTGGGCGCGCCTGCGAACTCGAACTGCAGCGCGCGTTCGCAGGCATGTCCCAGACGGGACGCGCCGAGATAGGTTCGGGGCGGCGTGGCCTCCCGCTCGGCGATCAGCGCGGCGTCGACCAGCGCGTTGATCCGCTCGGTCATGGAGGGGCGCGGGTTGAAATCCAGCATCAGAATGGAATCTCCGCCTCGGCGGCGATCTCTGCCATCTCGGCGCGGAACGCCTCGACGGTCAGGACGATCAGCCGGTGCATGTCGTTCTGGGTCAGCTGGCCCAGCGGGCGGTTCCAGCCGATCCGCTCCATCTCGGGCGCAAGCGCGCGCATCACGGCGGGCAGCGCCTGAGTTTCCTCTTCGGTGAAATCGACCATGCTCAATCCTTTCCGGGCTTTGAGGGTGAAGGCCGTCTGGCAGCCCATGGAGCAGAACCAGCGGCGGGTGCGGGTTGGGCGCGGTCGGTGCGGATCGAACCAGCCGAAGCCGCGCGCGCGGGATGTGCAGACGGCGCAGAGCACCGGCCGCGGATGCCAGCGGCGGTCACGGCCCGGTCGATCCGCAGCCGCTGCGGACGTGGGTGCGATTTGCGCGACATGGCTCACGCGGCCCTCCCGATGTCCGGGCTGGCGCGGCCCACAAGTTGGCGAATCTCGCGCTTGTTGAAGCCGAAGGTCATCAGAGCGGAGGCACGGTAGCGCGTCAGGCCGAAGTCGTGGCGGCACTCGGGCGGCAGGTATTGCAGCTGCTTCTCGGTCGGCGGCTGGCGCAGCCAGGACCGGGTCTTGAACGCGCTCTCATCGGTCTCGTGGGTGTTAAGCCAGTCATCCGCCTGCGCCAGGCAGACCGGGCGTTCACCCACCCCCAGCAAACGCGGCGTCTGGCCCTTGCCGCCGCCAACAGCGTGCCAGCGACCATCGAGGAAAAAGATGCCACCCCAGGCACTGAACCCGTTGGCCATCAGCGCCGCATCGTCGCCGAAGAGATCGACCCACGCGAAGCTGGACCGCTTCAGCAGGTCGATTTCCGTCATCATGAAGCCCGAGAGCGGCGTGGCGCCGCCACCTTCACCGGCCTCTTCGTCCTCCCGCGGGAACGCCTCGCCGCAGAGCGGGCATTCGGTGGTGGCCAGCGGGATCTCCGCCTCGCAAGCCGGACAGGTCTTGGTCGGCGCTTCGCCGGTTTCGGTCTTGCCGTCGAGATCGACATCCTGTTCCAGCGTGCCGTGGATCAGGCTCGAGGTGCCGAAATCCAGCACGACGCAGTCGGTCTTGACGATGCCGGGATGTTCCTCGGGATCGACGGTGCGCAGCCCGCGCCCGACCATCTGGATCATGGTGGACTTGTAGGAGCTGGGCCGCAGCAGCACGACGCAGGAAGTGGGCGGATGGTCCCAGCCTTCGGTCAGCACCGCCACGTTGACGACGACGCGGATGTCCCCCGTGGCGTAGTCGGCGAGGATCGCCTTGCGGGTGTCGGCCGCCAGATCGCCGTGGATCAGCGCGGCGGAAACGCCCGCCGCCCGGAATGCATCCTTCACGTGCTCGGCATGCGCGACGGTGGAGCAGAACACCACCGTCTGCCGGTCGGCCGCCTTCTCCTTCCAATGCCGGATCACCTCGTCGGTGACAGGGGCGCGGTCCATGATGCCCGCGACCTCCGCCATGTCGAAATCCGACATGGTCTTGCGGACCGAGCGCAACTCGTCCTGCACGCCCACGTCGATCACGAAGGTGCGGGGCGGCACCAGGTGGCCCGAGGCGATCAGCTCGCCCAGCCGCACCTGATCGGCGACATTGTCAAAGACCTCGCGCAGACCTTTCCTGTCGCCCCGGTTCGGGGTGGCCGTGACCCCGAAGACCCGGGCGTCGGGATTGGCCTCGCGCACCCGGTCGATGATGCGGCGGTAGCTGTCGGCGACGGCATGGTGCGCCTCGTCGACAACCAGCAGGTCGAGGCGCGGCATGTCGGCGAGGTTCGAGGCGCGCGCCAGCGTCGGCACCATGGCGAAGGCGACCTGGCCGTTCCAGGATTTCTCGGTGGCGTCGATGACCGAGGTGGCGGCGCCTGGCATCACGCGCTGGAACTTGGCGCGGTTCTGGGCCGTCAGCTCGTCGCGATGGGCGAGCACGCAGGCCTTCGCGCCGTCGCCGATCATCTCGCCGGTGACCGCCGAGAGCATGATGGTCTTGCCTGCACCGGTGGGCGCCACGCCCAGCGTGTTGCCGCGGGAGGCGAGCGCAGCAACGCTGCGCTCGACGAAGGTCTTCTGGCGGGGGCGCAGGCGCATGGCCGATCTCCCCCTTACTGCGCCCAGCTCGGCCGACCGGCGAACCCGGGGGCGGACGCGGGCTGGCTGGGCTGATGTGGCGCCGCCGCAGGGCTAGTCTGCTGCGGAGCATGCCCGGCTGCACCCTGTCCGCCGAACTGCAGCGCAGCCGTCCCCATGACCTGCGCGTAATCGCGATGATCGGGCGTGACCGCGCTGCGGATCTCGTTCTTGTCGTCGCCGCTGGCGTCGGTGCCGATGTCGATGCGGGCGATGAACTCGATCCCGTCGAGATCGGCGAAGCCGCTGATGCGCCGTGCCGCCTGCGCCTCGGCCGACATGTCCTTGTCGGAAATCCCGCGCGCCGAGTTCAGCATGCCGCGCACGAGGCTGCGGCCCATGTTCGCCCAGTCCGGCCCCTTCGGGCTGTAGAGCCCGATCAGGGTGAAGATCTTGCGCCGGGCGTACTGCCCCTCGGTCACCGTGAACTCGCCGTTCAGGTAAACCGCGCCGGTCGAGCCGCGCGTGGCATAGCCGCCGGTCCAGCCCTGCGAGGCGTCGTCGAACCCGCCCGGTCGGATGGTCAGGCGCACCTTGGCCAGCGTGCCCTTGGGGATCAGGTTGGTGTTGCTCTGCGCGTCGTTGAAATCGTTCCAGGAACCCATGGGGACCCTCCTTTTCTGATCAGGATTGCGGTTGGGATTGGGCGTCAGCCGCCGGATCGGCGGGTGGCGGGGTGTAGGTCAGGCGCTTGGGCGCTGGCGCGACGGGGGCGCGGATCTTCGTCATCAGGCGGCCGAGGTGAGGCTCCTCGACCTGATCCAGACGGCCGGAGCGATCCTTGGCCGGAAAGCCCCAGGGGTTGATCGTCTGGCAGACGAAGGCGCGATAGGGATCGCCGTCGGCCTTCAGTTCGGCCATGGTGATCACCTCGTCGACGATCCCCGGCAGCTCCAACCCGGTCTTCGAGCCGTCGATCTGCGGCTGGAACACCTTGCGATTGAAGTCGTCGAGCTTCTCGTCGAGGATTCCGACGAACCAGACGTTCTTGGACCGCGTGTGTTGGAGATGCGTGAGCCAGCCGATCATTTCGCGGCCATGGAGCCCGTAGGCCCCGCGCACATCCGGCTTGCCGGTCTTTTCCGACAACGCCTCGGGCTGGCCCTTGCACCAGCCGAAGCACAGCCGCCCCGCTACGGTGATCGAGTCCACGAAGATCGTGTCGTAGCGGTCGAGCGCGACCGGATCGCCGAAGCGGTCGCAGACCGCCCTGTAGTGCGCCGGGCTGTAGGGCTGCTCGTCGCGCAACGCCGGGTTCGGTCCGCCGATGAACACCGCGAAGTCCCGGCATTCCGTCCAAGTTCGCGGCCGGATGCTGTCGCCCGCCCAGCCCTCGATAGCGAGATCGCCCGCCTCAAGATCCATGAACAGCGTCGTCGACGCGTTCAGGGTCCAGAGCAGCGAGGTCTTCCCGATGCCGGACTTGCCGAAGATGCAGCCCTTGATCCCGCGCGGCTCGGCCAGCCGCTGGTCGGCGCTGATGATCGGGAGGCCGCCGGTCATTCCAGCACCTCCTGACGCGCCCGCTCTGCAACGGGGTCGTTGCTGGTCACGGCCGCGAAGAGCGCATCGAGACGATCCGCCTCGTCGAGGCATTCCTTGCCCTTGCGGCGCATGAAACGCCGCGCGTCATCGAGCAGCTCGGGCTCGGCGATGAGGTGCGGGATGGCGACGTATTCCGCGGCGGACTCAACAAAGTAGGACTTCGAGCGCAGATCCTTCACCAGCGGCGCGAAGGACTCGCACACATCCGCGAAATCGGCCTGACCCACAGCATCGTCCTGCGTGCGCAGGATCCGCTTCACCTCGGTGATGATGCCGGTCCGCAGCATCCGCAGCGCACCTTCCTGCCGCGCCTGGCTGCAGGTCAGCGGGAAAGCATCCTCCATCATGTCATCGGCGATTTTCGGGGCGTTGTTGCCAAGCTGCGAGGCAACCTCCCAGACACGTTCGGCAAATGCCGCCGACTGGCTATCGAGCATCGAACCACTCCTTGATTGTCGTGAAAGCTGCAGACCCCTCGGCGATGGCCGTGGCATCGAGGTCGTGAAACGGGGTGTCCCGGGCCTCGCGCATGCCCTTGCGGGCAAGGGTCAGGTTCTCGTCCGAGGCCCATTCGGCAAAGGCGCGGAACGTGCCGGTGACATGCCGCCACGCCGCCTGCTCGGGTGTCGGAGCCACATAGAGAGGATTGCGCCGGCTGGCGGACCGCTGCGGGCGGAGCCCACGCATTGCGGCATCGACCACCATCTTGCGCAGGGCCGCGCGTGTCGGTTCCTCGCCGCGTTCGAGGCGATCATCGAGCGCGCGACGAACGACGCCGGGGTCAGCGGCTTCGGCGTCTCTGATCTGACGCGCCTCGTGGATCTCGTCGCGGCGCAGGCCGAGGTCGGCGGCGGTGGCCGGGGGCATGTCGTCGGCGCCAACATGCCCCACCGAGCCGGGGTTGTGCTGGCGTGTCGCGACCTCGCCCCGCGCCTGCGCGGCATCGTATTCATCGGCCAGTCGGCGCTTGGCGCGGGCCTCGATCTCCAGCGCATGGGCCTGAGCGCGATGCGCTGCCGCGACGAGATCGTCATGGGCGCCCTTGGCGCGCTGCAGCCGGGCGGCGCGTTTCGCCACGTCGTAGGCCAGCCCGGCGACCTCGCGCGCCTCGAGCACCTCGGCGGCGGTCTTCGCGCCCGAGAGCATGCTGGTCGCGCGGTCGATCAGGCTGGGCAGGTCCTGCGATGTGGCCGATACCGGGGCGAGCGCCGTCATTGATCGCCCCCCTGCGGGACAATCTCGATCTTCAGCGTGCCGGGCCGGACGGTGCGCGCGGGCTCGAAACCGGCGCGGATCGCATCGGGCCAAGCGGCGTATTTGCGCTCGGGCACCTTGAACGCGATGTCGACATACTGCGCGGGATCGTCCCCGGCGGCGCGGATGCGCTCGACCATGGCCGCAAGGCGATCCTGATCCCAGTCGACCCGCTTCGGCAGATCCGCGACCACGGTAAAATCACCATCGTCGAACCGGATCGTGCCCGTGTCCTTGCCCGCCGCCTGCCGTTCCTCGGCGGCGCGGGTGGCGTAGCGGACCGTCAGCGCGCCATCGAGGCGGGCTTTCGCGGCCTTGGTCCGCTTGATCCGTTCGTCCACATCGCGCTGCAGGATGGCCAGCAGTTCGACGGGCAGCTGGGCGATGTCCTGCAGGCCGATGCCCGGCAGGTCGTCGACGGTGGGGGTGTTCGCGGGGAACGGCATGTAAGGGTCTCCATGATCGGCAAAAAGGGATTGGAAGGCGGTCATCACGCGGCCTCTTGCTCGGCGAGCAGGAGCGCGGACAGCGACACGGCTGCGGCCTTCGGCTTGGGGCGGGCGACGGCGATGTAGGCGAACTGGTCGGGGCCCGTGCGCTCCTGCACCAGGTGCACGAGACCCTGTTCGGCAGCCCAGAAGGCGCGCGATCCGAGACGGGCCAGTTCAGCGCGCTGCTGATCCGGGAGCCGGGCGAACATCGGGAAGATGTCGAGAACCAGAAAGCCGCGATGGTATTCGAGCCGGTCGCCCGGCACGGCCTGCGCCACCCAGGCGCAGAACTCGATCTCGGTGAGCGGTCGGCGGGCGCGGACCGTGATGAAGGGGGTGGTGCCCATGAACATGATCTCCTCCTTTCGCCTCTACTCAGGCCGCCGCGAGATCGTCCCAGGCGGGACCGAGACCGTGGGCGGTGAGGACGTGGCGGAGGTTGGCGAGGCGGCGGAAGAGCGCGGACCGGCTGCCGAAACCCTCGCCCGCGAGCGCGGTCACGGGGCGATGGGCAAGCGCCGCGCAGAACCGGCGATCCTCGGCCGGGAGCCGCGCGAGGGCGGCCTGCAGGGCGTGGTGAAGTTCGGTGACGGTTGCGGCGCAGCAGGTCTGGCCGTGCCAGGCGGCAAGCCCGTCCTCCTCGGTCAGCGTGTCGCCGACCGGCTCGCGGGTTCCGGCCAGCGGCACCTCGAGCGACAGCAGCGACCCACCCTGCGCACGGCGCTGGCGGTGATGGCGCATCGCGATCCGCGAGGACTGGTTGCGCAGGACGATGTTGGCGAAGGCGCCGATGGTGCCACGCGAGGGATCGTAGGCGGGCAAGCGGCGCAGCAGATCGACCAGGAGATCCTGGCCCAGATCCTCGCGCTCGCAGAGCGGCAGGCACAGCTTGCGCCGAAGCCGTTGCGCCGCCTCATCGGCCTCGTGGATGATGGTTTCAATGTCGTCGGGGGAGAGTTCGATCTGCATCGCTGTGCGCCTCGGTCATCGTTTCTGATGAGCCCAAAGTGCCGGATGCGGTCGGCATGCAGGTGGGAACGGGGTGGGAATAAGGTGGGGGTTTGGTGGGTCCGGCCGCGTTAGAGAGCCAGTCGGGCAGAAGACCAGCTACGCCTGTTCATGCCTTGGTCGGCTCCAAGGCTGTTGCCGTGGTTGCTGGTCACTCGGATACTGCGGGCGCAATCGACCCGTCTCATCCCTTTGTTACTGTTCGGTTTCGAGGCTATGCTGGCTATCGGCGACAGAATCGCGAACCACGAAAGAAACATCCGCTGTCCTCGAAAAAATGAACCACAATCAATACTTGAAATTCTATTGAGCGGTTAAAATGACATACTTGTTGGCGCGCGTAGAAAACTTTTCCCGCTTTGACGGGGAGAACCTATCTGCAGATCCAGTCATGGGGTATGGCCGAAGCGGCAAGGTTCCCCATGAAATCCATAACTTTTCGGTCGCATCAGATGGGTTCATTTATGGCTACCTTCCGAAAGAAGGTGGAGGTGACTTAAGCAGGCTGGGTGGCAATAGAGGCGACGCAGAAGTCTCCAACGTCACAGTAATATTCATCAGTAGCGGTGTGTTGTGCGGATATTACAGGAATGCGACGGTCTTTTCGCATCCGATTAGGCACCCTGATAATCTTGAAGCCGGCAGTTCACCGATCTATTGCAGAGTGAAGGTGCAGCCCGAAAATGCATTTTTGATCCCAGCGGGCAACAGACACGACGAGCTACAGCCTAGACCATCCGGCCAGTTTCCAGTTCTCTACGGGAACGAGGATTCTGCTTGGGTCCGTTGGTTTGAAGGTTTGGCCGCAGGAATCCAGCAAACATTCCGCAGTGAGAAAAAACGAAGGAAATGGACAAGTAGTGTTGAGCGCAGCTCCAAGGCTCGAGCAATGGCGCTTCATGAATACGGCCTTAGATGTGAATGCTGCAATATAACGCACACCGACAACGTTCGCGCGTCGATTTTTGAAGTTCATCACAAGGTACCATACGCGGAAAACTTCGAGACGCGACAATTGAAGATATCCGATCTGGCAGTCCTTTGCGCAAATTGCCATCGAATGATCCACAGAATGCCGGATGTTTCCGATGTCAATGCTCTCAAAGCCTACCTGAAGTAGGTGAACGGTACCGGTTCAGTCTTCAACAACGATGTCCGCAGCGACGACGCCTAGACGGTAGCCCCTTCCTCGGACGGTCATGATCAGGGCCTTGCTCTCGGCATCGGTGAACCCCGCAGCCTTGAACGCGTCGCGCAGTTCGCGGATCAGATCCTTGGCCTCGCGCGCCGTCGTGCCTTCGACATGGGCCCCGGAGGCGACCTGATCGCGCGACATCGCTTTCTCCAGCAGGCGTTCGAACACGGGGAAAATCTGACGCGACAGAATGACGGAGCGACTGTCCCATTGAACCTCGGCCGTTGCCCTTCGCACACGAAGCACGGGCGCCAGCGGAACCGGCGCCAGAGCCGCGACATCGATTGCGACGCCGAGGCCATCCGAGGCAGGAATCAGCACCGCGAGGGTTTCGACCAGATGAAAGCCCGCATCCTGGTGTCGCCGGGCAATC